CTCTTGTATTCTACCGTGAGACCTAAGTCACGACGATACTCTTTTGGCACGTCACTTACTTCTTTAACTAAATTTTTTACATAACGGTCAACGGGGCGATACAGTTTCGTGATGAAAGAGTTATCGTGGTCCGCTGTGCGACTCTTTGATTTATTTTGCATTTAGTACTCCTGTATTCACTACTTCGGCTACTCGTTTGTTTATCTTGTGTGCTTTTGGCATAGTCTCAGCATTATAGGCTTTACCTAGATTCTCTGATGCTTGATATGCCGCTTCAACATGTGCTTCCGAAGTCCCACTAGGTTGAATACCATCTGCTCTTGCTTTCTTATAGTTATCCAACTTATGTCGCCATTTCTTATCAGGGATGTCTCTAGTGGCATCTCCAGCGTTAAGTTGTAAACTCTTAGCCTTACAACCAAAGCAAGGGTTGATATTGCACTTGCTATGGTCTATAAAAATATCTTCTGCTTCTTCGTACAATGGCTTGTCATTTGATGTGGCATCACATCTGGTGCATCCAAATACCGAGACGTAGGATTTCATATCCCCATCTACCAGTTTATAGCCCCACTCGACAACCTTACTAATATGATTGCAGTCCATTTGTCCCTACTCTGCTGTAAAGTTACTTTCTGTCACACCAACGTTAGCGGCAATCAGTGCCGTTTTAGTTGCCTCGCTAACGCTGTGCTCATGACCACCATGATAGAATTCACTATAGGTGTCAATATCATCCTGTGCTGGGTATCTATTCTGGAAGTAAGAACCATCCTTCTTACCGATTGAGATACCTTGTCTTAGTTTAAAGAACTGAAAGAGACGATGATTCGTACTCGTTGGTCCTTCTTCCACCGTAGGTGGTCTAAAGATATATGTAGTCATTAGTCTCCTTAATGGACTTACTGCTAAGCAGGAGACACGTGCCCCCTGCTCAGCCGTCAATCAATTATGCGATTGATGAACCAGACTCGATGCGGTATAGAGCATCTTCACGGTAACGTGCGAAGCCTAGTACGCCGTACCAACCGATTGGTTGGAAACGCTTCAAGCGGTCTGTTACGTTACCAAGAACTGTGTGTGGCTCTTCGCCTACAGCCTCAGCAAGTGCTTGCTTACCAGCGATGATTGTGCGGTACACCTTTGCAGATGAAGCACCATCAGTTGCCTTGTAAAGACGTGGTGATTCAACGAAGAACGCACCAGCGTATGAACCAATTTCAGAAGCCCAAATGCGGTCCTGTGAAGCACCGTATTGGTTTGGCAATAGCCATCCTGCTGAACCTGTTTCAGCCATTAGGTCGTGAGCAACTTCTGGGTGGATTCCAGCCCAGTATAGTGAACCCTTACGGCCCTTAGCCTTGTTAGCACGCAACTTCGCAACAGCCTTGCGGATGTTAGCAGAAGAGAGTGTTGCAGCAGCAGTAACTGTTGCTGTTGATGTAGCAGTTGCACCTGCGTAGATTACGTTGCTTCCACCGCGAAGTGTTGTCATTGCAATCTCGTCGATTGAATCTGCTTGGTTAACAGCCATCAAGTTAACGATGTCATCGTCTACGCCGACGTAAGAGAAAATCTTAAGAGCGCGTGTGTTGGTTGTTGAGTTACCGAACTCTTGAAGAGTAATTGTAACTGTTGTTGGTGTTGCAAGTGTAACACCATCTGGGTCTACTGTCTCATCAAGAGCAGTAGTAACCTTTGTCATTTCTGGGTGTAGTTGCATTACTACAACTGAACCAGGAATGGTTTGGTCTGTTGGACGCTTGTCTGCTACAGAACGAATTAGGGGTTCGTCACGCAACGCGAATTCAATCATTCGGTCGTATGCCTTCTGTACTAGACCAGCGCTTCCAACTGTACCTCCGAGAGAGGAGGAACTTGTTGATGTAAATTGCTGTGCCATGTATTCACCTCCAAGGTGAGTTAGTTAAACTATGATTATTGTGAGTTCAAGATAGCGCGTAGTTCCTCTTCGGATTTCGCATTAGCGATACGCAACTCTAAGTCTTGTTCTCTGTCGGGTGAACCAGCACTTTGGACAGATAGGTCCTGTCGGCGCAATGCCTGTCGTTCCTCACCGCCTGGTACTTCCCTTTCAGCAGTATAGCCAAAGAGGTCTCCGTTATCTTCAAGCCAGTTATTCACTGACTCTTCTGTAACTTCATCCAAATCTTTTAATGCTAGTCGTGCTGCTTTAGGGTTTACACCCTGTTTTTCTAGGACATCTTTCACGATACGCTCACGCTGCCCCTTGGATAATCCCTCAAGTTGCTCAGTGAGTTCTTTGATACGCTTTTCGTCCGCACGCTTGGCTTTACGTAACTTTTTAAGTAAGTCACTTCCGTCCATTGGTGTTTCCATTTCGGTATCTAGGTCGTCTTCGTCTTCATCCCAGTAGTTGTTGCTCATAGCAACCACCCTTCTATTCGTTGTAGTTCGCAAGCCTCAAGGTTTATTCGGGGGAATAATTTGGCTCTTGCTACCAGTCTATTACGCTGAACGGGGCTGGTGGGTCCGTCAGGATTCTATTGCTAGATTTCGCCTCTAGCGGTCTTTCCTCTTAATGCACTTGCTGCTAGTCCAGAACTTCCACCGAAACGTGCTTCTTCGGTTGACTTCAACTTTTGAAGTCTTTCCTTCTCTGCCTGGCTCTGTCCGAAAACATATCCTTGTGCTTGTTGTTGAGTAAATGTTCCACCCTGGAATTGGGCTAATACGTTAGCACGTTCAAGTTCTTTCACTTGACCAAATCCAGTTAATGACTTCTCATAATCAAAGCCGCGAGCAGCGATGTCACCAGCAGTAGCAAGGTCCACAGTGATACCCTGCGAGCCAGCAGCAGAGAGTACACTGATAGCCTTAACCTTCTTGTCAAGTTCAGCAGCGCCTGCCTCACCAGTCAACAGAGCCTTAGCAAGGGATACTCTATCAACGCTTGGGAAGTAGGTATTCAATGTATCTTTAAGTGCCTTAGGTGCATTGTCAATAGTTGCAAATGTCTGGGAAATTAGATTACCCACCTCAAGTACTGACTTGCCTTTGCCAATAACTGAACCAAGGAATTCCTGTGTAGCAAGGTCACCAAGACCTGCTTCACGAAGGGTAGTTCCCATGTCTGATTCTGCTTTAATAAACTGTGCGATTGTTGGCACTTCGATTGCTTCGCCTGCTTGTAGACGTGCTTGCAAATCAAATACACCTTGGAAGCGCTTAGTGAACTCTGGTGCTAGACCTTTATTCTTCGCTTCATAAATACTAAAGTTAAGTGCTTCTTCAATTGTAGAACCGCTCTTATAGAAGCCAGATGCAATTCCATAGATTTCATTAACCCAAGGCTTGGCAGCCTCAGTAGAACCAAGCATGAGAGCAAGTGTACTCTTGAATACATCTTTGCCCAGAGTACGGGTTGTATCTTCTTTTGTAATAGTTTCGCTTTTATCATCAGTAGGACGACCAGAACGGTAATCGCTCATTAAATTGGTTAGGTCTGCAGCGGTAATGCCAGATGCAATTGTATTTAAGTCAGGAGGAAAATCTCCACCATTGGCATCCATGTATGCACGGATTTGCGATAAACTGTATGCGCCCTTGCCGCCTGTTGCAGCGCCACCCAGACCGCCACCCATGCCACCGCCACCAGTACCGCCAGTGCCTCCATTGAGAGCAGACAAATCACCTTTATAGATATTAGATGCGTCTGGTCCTAGTTTATCAAGTAGTGGCTTTAAGCCAACAAGAGTATCATAGAAATCTTTTGCTGCAGCCTTTTGGTCTGCTGTTCCTTTTTTGTTTGCTAATTGAAGAGTTTTCTTTGCGTTAGCAATATCGCCATCAATTGTACTTTTTGTCTTTGCAAGAGTTTTAGTATATTCAGCCTGAGTCTTAGCCTGTGCTTTTCCTGATACTACTGCCGCTGCTTTGCCTGCTGTTTTTGCTTGCTCAGTTATTGGCGCCTTAACAGGAGCCGCTGAATCTCTATCATATGGGCCAGCCATTATACTCCAAATCCTAACATACTAGAAAGAGACGTTGCCGCTCCACGTGCATTTTCAATTGCTTCTGTTGTGGCATCATACTTAGGGTCATTTTTTGCTTTCATAAGCATGTCATGATATGATGGTTGCTCTGCTTTTCCATCTGCTCCACCAGGGCGTAGCCATTGTGTAACATAAGGATTATTCAAGCCAATACTCTTAGCATCAACTTGCCATGTCTTTGCAAGCATGTTGATGATTGGAGATGCAATATCATAAGTTGTAAGAGTTGGGTCCTTAGCAAATCGGTCTGCAAGATTAGGATATTCCTTT